AAAAATTTAGTATTGGCAGAAGTAACCCGTAGTGAAACTGCAAAACGTCGTGGCATTTCAAATATGCCAACGCCTGAACATTTAGAGAACTTCAAGAAATTGGCTGAGAATGTCTTTCAACCAATCCGTGACCATTTCGGTAAGCCTATTCACATAAGCTCAGGATATCGCTCCGCTGCGTTGAACAAGGCCGTTGGCGGTTCATCATCTTCTCAGCATTGCACGGGTGAAGCGATTGATATTGACATGGACGGAACAGACATTACCAATGCTCAAATCTTCCACTTCATCAAAGACAATTTGAACTTCGACCAAATGATTTGGGAGTTCGGCAATGATACCAATCCTGATTGGGTTCACGTTAGCTATGAATCTACAGGTAAGCAACGCAAGCAGATTCTCAAAGCCGTACGACAAGGCGGAGCTACTAAATATATCCCATACAAATGATGAGGGTTGTTTTGTCGCTTCTATTGGCAATATTTGCGACATCTTGCGGTGTAAATTATCACGTCCGTAAAGCCTACGACAAAGGGTATCGTTGCGACGAAGTAGCTGATACTATCAAGATAACTTCGATAGACTCAATTCCGTACGTTGTAAAGGACTCAATTATGTGGGAAAGGGTATTAGTCCAAAAAGATACGATAGTGCGTTACAAGCGTTCTTTTGTGCCTCAAACGCGATTTGAGAAGCGTATTGAGTATAAATTAAAGCGAGATACCCTTAGAATGATTCAAAAAGTACAGGTAGTCAAGTACAAAAGCCAAAAAAACAAAAATACTAAGCCTAACATTTTATTGTTAGTTTTAGGATTTGGAGTAGGACTTGTAACCAGTTGGCTGCTTCGTAACTTTAAAAACCCACTATGAAACAATTCCGATATCGCTTGAAATCTGATGAGGCTGAAATTGTAAATCAGTATAGAGCGATAAAAAAAGAAGCTAACTCACTTGGGTTGGACGAAAAGGACGTAAAACACGGATGGATAAAAAACAAAGAAGCAAGCCTATTCTTTAAGAATCCAAACTTCAACGGACAACAAGACAAGTTCAACGAGTTCAAAGATGAGTTGTTAAAGTCTATTTCCGAGCATTCTCCGTCTTATCCTACGATTAAACGAACCCAAAGCGAAGAAGGACACCTGTTAGTTATAGACCCTGCTGACATCCACATAGGTAAATTATGCGATGCGTTTGAAACAGGAGAGGACTACAACTCTCAGATAGCCGTACAACGTGTTTTAGAGGGCGTACAAGGCATTTTAGATAAGTCCGCAGGCTTTCATATAGACAAGATATTATTCGTTGGTGGAAACGATATTCTCCACATAGATACTCCAAGACGAACTACAACATCAGGCACTCCACAAGACACAGATGGTATGTGGTATCGTAATTTTCTAACCGCAAAACAATTATATGTTGAGATTCTTGAAAAACTCATTGCTTTGGCTGATGTGCATTTTGTGTTCAATCCTTCTAACCACGATTACACTCACGGATTCTTTCTTGCAGATTGTATCAAAACACATTTTCGTCAAGCTACAAACATTACTTTCGACTGCTCTCTTCAACATCGCAAGGCTTATAGATACGGAGAGAACTTAATCGGAACTACTCACGGAGATGGAGCGAAGCAGCAAGACTTACCGCTTTTGTTGGCTACCGAGTTTCCGTTAGATTGGAGCTTAACCAAGCATAGGTACGTTTATATGCACCACGTTCACCATAAAATGTCGAAAGTCTACATTGCAGTCACTGTAGAATCGTTGCGCTCACCATCAGGCACGGACTCTTGGCATCATCGCAACGGCTATCAGCACGCTCCGAAAGCTATTGAAGGATTCCTACATCATAAAAAACACGGACAAATTGCACGTTTAAGTCACATCTTTTAGTATATTTGTGACACCTGCCACTTATTCATAGCGAAGAGCCTCCTTAATCGGGGGCTTTTTTGTTAGTTATAACATACATAAACGGCAAAATTCCGACTTTCTGCATAATATATGTCACAAAATAAGGGTAAAACCTTACGAACTTTGTAATAAAATCAGGGTAAAACCTTAAAACGTAAAAAAAACTTTGCGTCTACAACCCTTGTAAAATAAGGAAATCTAAAAAAATGTTAAAAAAAGTTGTGGAAAAGTTTGGTGTCTTTATATTTGTGTATACCTTTGTAAGGTCAATAAGGCACAACATTAAAACAAAACGCTATGAAAACTTTTAAAATGGTACAAATTACTTCTTATGGTAAAGATATTTATCGTAAGGAAATTATTGAAAATGCAGATTTATCTACGATTAGAGCAAAATACTTAAGTCTTGCTGGAGCATATTGCGCGCCAATTTTTGATAGAAATGCAAATGATAATCCATCTCATTTTACCGTTCCATATTCATCTGATACCATTCATATTTATTCTATTTAATCAAACGAGGGGTGCGACTCGGTAACGCACATTAATTTTAAACGCTATGACAAAGGACGAAATCTTAGAACTAATCTTCAACGAAGAACGAGAGCTTTACGCAGAGCTTCAAGAACAACGTAAATACTTTGGCTATAACGACGAAGCCACGCTACATACCCAAGCGCAATGGGGAGCAATTAGTAATTTAAAAGATAAAATCGAAGAGAATGAAAACAATTAATCAGTATGTAGTTTGGTTCAAAGGATTGAATCAGGACGAGAGAGAAACTTTAGCAGGCGGAGTTATTGCAATTTTAGGAGTTACGTTTTTAATTTGGCTGCAGAGTACAAATAGCTATCCTGTGTTGGATGCAAAAACACGAGACCATCAAACATACCAAAAACAAAGCTACGAACTCAAGCCGTCATTTGACAAATATGTTAATCACGTTTACAACGATAAATTCAAATAAGATGATTGTACCTGAACTTAAAGACTTCGATGTTTACTCACCAAGCGAACTTAATTTTGTATACCTTATGGTAACGCTACACGATGAAGGAGACACGGATACTAACGGAGAAATCCTTGCTGAATACGAAATTAAAATCTACGATGCTTACGCTCATTATAAAATCACTAAAAAAACCTACAATGAACAACTCACTATTAAACAAACAAGAGAATGCGATGACTGCCTTGAAAGACTATACGAGAACAACACGTTTGAAGATGCCTACGTTGAAGCCTACAACGACGAGGGCTATATGTGGGGCATTTAATAACTACCAAGTGAACCGATTTTGGACATCATTTAACCACGACTTATACAACAGAATTTGTGAAATTAAAATGCAAGAGCTATGACACCGAAAGAAAAAGCAGAAGAATTAGTAAATAAAATGAAATACCCTTTGCATGGTGTTTATATAATAAGCCATGTTGCTAACGAACTTGCATTGATTTTAGTTGATGAGATACTTGAGGCTTTACACGAGCATCATTGGCAAAATAGATTAATAATAGATTTTTGGAAAGAAGTAAAACACGAATTAGAGAAGCTATGAGATACAAACTTACATACAAGATAGGACTGGCAGTAGTTCAAGAATGGATACTAACATCGCAGTCTTTAGCCTATTGGAAGAAACACGACTTGCTTGTTTCAGGCAGATACAATGACGGAAAATTTATAGTAACCCCAATAGAACCATAATGACGAAATTAGAGCTAATAGAAAAAGCAATAGAAGATTTTGATTTGAAATCAACGTGCAGAAGCAAGCAGTACATTTATAGACGTTGCTATCTTTACAATCAATTGAGAGAACTAAACTGCACGCTAACTGAGATAGGTGAAATGTTCGGAGGTAAACACTATGCAACTATTATCAATGGATTAAAACAACACCACGACTTATATCGTTTCGGTTATGAAGACTATAAAATAGTAATGAATCAAATGGACGATGTTTTGAATGGTGGTACTCTTCCGTTTATGAGTGATGCGCCTGATTTGGTAAATGATATTTTAGAGGCAAAATCTTATCCGCAGTTCAAGAAGATTCAGCGACACATTAAATTGGGGAAATACAAAAATAATTTATAACTGGTGCAACTTTTTAGATAGTTATACGTTATATTTGTAAGGGGTTCCTTCGACATTATAAATCCTCAAGGTATTATTGAGCCATTTTAATGAAGCAGAGGTCGAAGGCTGCGGATTTAAGATGGCTTTTTTAATTGCTAAAACTTCGACAATGGCAAAAGACAAAAATTCATTTCTAATCTACTGTGACATAATTCACACGGTGGATAAATTGGATGACTTACAAGCAGGTAAGTTGTTCAAACATTTACTGAAATATGTAAATGACCTAAACCCAGTTGCAGATGATATTGTAACTGAAATAGCTTTCGAGCCTATCAAGCAGAGCTTAAAGCGTGACCTACAAAAATACGAATCAATACGAGAGCGTAATAAAGAGAACGCAAACAAGCGATGGAATGCGACCGCATCCGACCGCATACCAAAAGAACCAAAGCGTACCAAAAATGCCGATAGTGTAAGTGATAGTGTTAGTGATATATCTAAAGATATAAATAAGCGCAAACAGGAGTTTGCTTCTAAGTTAACTTCTTTTGTAGATACTTACGGAAAATCTATGATTAGAGACTTCTACGACTATTGGACGGAACACGGAGAAAAAGATAAAAAAATGCGTTACGAAAAAGAAACAAGTTTTAACTTAGATGCCCGTTTGAATCGTTGGAATAAGAACGTACAAGAACGCAACAAACCGAAGTTTAACGCACCTACAACAATTATAGACTGATGTACAAAAGACTAACAGACCTAAACGCCGAAATGTTTGCAGTACGCCAACAAGCAGATGTCAAAGGTAAATCAATTGGTTGGGATTGGGATATGCTTCCATTTACAATCAAAGAAGGAGCTACAACTTACATAGGTGCTGCACCTGCCTCAGGAAAGACGGAGTTATGGTTTGAGTTTCTCATAAACCTTTCTTGTTTGCACGGTTGGAATCACGTTGTATTTAGTCCTGAAACTGGCAGTAGTGCCGAGATATTTTCGGAGCTTTGCTACAAGTACATAGGAAAGCCATACGTTCAAGGTAAAAACTCAATGACTAACGGAGAGCAAGTAAGCGCAGAGATGTTTATTAACGAGCATTTCATTGTTATAGACCCAATTGATGAGGATTTGACTATCACTAAATTCTACCAACTTGTAGATGAGATTGAGCGCAAAGAGGGTATTAAAATCCATACAACTACGATTGACCCGTGGAACGAGTTAACCGAGGAGTTTATTCCTGCTGATTTAGGACGTGAGGATAAATACTTGAGTAGGATTTTAGGTTTGGTTCGTAAGAACGCAAGAAAGACAGGTAGACACAACTGCGTTATTAATCACGTTAGAGACCAACCAATGGTATCTGCTAAAACAATAGCAGGAACTGACATAAGTTATTTCCCTATGCCAAGCGCGAGAGATTTTGCAGGCGGACAGGTATGGTTCAGAAAGGGTTTAAGCGTGTTAATTCCGTGGAGACCACCTTACGGACTCGGTGATGCAGATGGTTTAGGAGCAGAGAAAAACGAAGTGCATTTAAAGGTAGCCAAAAGCAAGCCAAAAGGCGTATCAAAAAACGGAGTTTACAAAATGTTCTTGGACGTTGAACGTTACCAGTATTATATGCTTGACTTCAAAGGTAACAGAGTGTATGCAAACCGAGGCACTACTTACAAGAAGGAATCACAACGTACAATTGAGATACCAAGAGACGGACAAATAGAAACAACTTCGGAAAAGCTCCGTAGATTAGCAACACAAAACCCTTTTTAAAATGGACTTATCACTAAAAATATTATGGGCAAAGACAACCGTATGGACGGTTAAAGAACGAATCAAGAACGTTAGAGAGAAACTCGAAAAGGAGAAGCCCGAAGCCAAAGACTACATCAACGGAGGCAAGGAAAGCGAGGAGTATCTGGGTTTAGGTCATTTACATATTTCAGTAAATGTTTGAACAACTTACCTGCTTGCAAGTCGTCCAATTTATCCACCGTGTGAATTATGTCACAGTAGATT